GGCAGCGACCATTCTTGAGTACTCAGAGATCTTCTGATTAAAGATTAACTGCTGCGCATGCTTTGCATAAGAATTAAACTGTTGAGGCGTTATAAAGCCCCTGTTTTCCTTATTTAGTACAGTTAAAACGGTGTTTCTAACATGATTTATCATGCTACAAATGTACGAAAAAAAAAGAGGTCGATATTTTCGACCCCTTCATTTCAAGTATAGTTAAGGTGGATTAACTATAGCTTGTTACTAATAGCTTGAAGAGTGTCTAACCCTTCGTCTGTTTTAAAATAAACCGCTAATGCACTATATACATTTTCTCCATAAGGAACTGTAATAATTTTTTCCTTCTTTGAATCATTCCAACAAACAGTCCTTTGGTCGTCTTTAATAAAAAGTATTCCCATTTCAACTCCCCTTACTGCAATGTTTCTTAAGTTTATATTTTCATCTTTAGTAAGTTGTATAAACTCATTAGGATTTTGTCTAGCGTAAATAAGCATATCTCTTCTTATTTCATTTGAAGCCATATCAGACACTCTTCCTTGAAGAACAACCCTTGCTATGGCCTCTAAATCCTCAATAGGCAAGTCTTTAGCTATGTTCATTGCATCTAGTTCTTCTTCTACGGTTTTAACCTCAGCTTCAGCCTCTTTATTGGCATCAAATTCTGCGTAAACTTTTCCAAGGTCAGGATGATATATGGATAAAAACTGCTGAAGCAATACATTTTCTTTTGAAACAACAAGCTTTCCGTCTTTAAAAATTACAGCAGGCAAAGTAACATCGCCCATTTGTTCATCTTCAAAAACAGATGCTTGATTAGAAGCATATCTCAATGATCTACTCATTGATCCATCAAAATATTGAAGTGGTTTGTTTAAGTGGTGTCGTGAACGCAATATATAGTTCACAGGAGTAATTCCTCCGTTTAGAATATAAATTCTATCTTTTATCTCCCAAGAGGGAGTTGTTTTTTTTCTAGGCATTTTATTAAATATTAAATTAAAATTAAATGATAGGTTATGGGGGCATTAGCCCCCAGCCTATCCAGTTAAATTACTTCATTATGATGAAGTTGTTAGCTCCGTGTACACATAGTGCACGCTCAGATAAGAAGTGTACTTGCATTGCATCTAGATCACTAGACATTCCAGCACCTCCGGCAGATCCAACTACCCAAGATTTGTACTTTCTATCTTCAGCTTCTGATTTACGATATTTTACATGTAAAAAAGGACGAGTTGCGTTCTTTCCTAAAATCTGATCGTAAATAGTAGTTGTACCAGCAGGTACAATAACTCCGTCTACAGCAGAAGTCAAAGACCCAGTAGTAGCATCGTTTAAGTATTTCCAGTCAGATTTGTAAAAATCATATCCTAAATTAAATCCTGTAAATCCAAGATTTAAAGCCATTGACTCATCATTGTCAAACAAACCATAAGATGCAGTTGATGCACCTGAGTTGTTTTGTGCAGCTAAAACTGTATCAATTTCAAAAGATTTTGTTCTATTCACAAACATTACGTTTTCTTGAATAGCTCCTTCTTTATCTAGAACTTTAATTAGCTCTTCAATATCAGTTCTTGCAGCGATAGATCCAGTAGCAATATTACCTCTGTTTTCGATTTCATGGAATAAACCTTTTGTTCCTTTAAATCCAGCACCTTCAGCACCAGAAGATGATGCGGCAGGCTTGCCTTCAATTAAAGATAACTCTAAGTAATCTTCAAATCTTAAACGAGTTTCGTGCTCTGATTTTAAATACCAAAGGTATCCAGTTGCTCCATTCTCAGTAGTCACTTCAATCCATCCAATCTGAGCTAAGTCAGAACCATTAACCTCATACTTATCTTTTATGATAATTGGGTTATTAGTTTGAATATCTTTAGCGGCTTCTAAGCTACCAGCCATACCAGAAGTTCCTTTTGCAAATTCAGAACCATAGGCAAAAACTTTAAGGCCACTAGCGGCTATAGCTGCTGCAAGGTTGGCATTTTCATAAGAGGCAACTGTAAATGTGTTTGCATTTGCTGCTGTTATGATAGCTTTTTCCTGGTCAGTTCCGTCAGAAATAACTACTGTTTGATTTACTCTAAATGGATGCCCATTTGAAGTAATAACATCACCTACTCTTGTAGCACCAGTGACTGCTAGGTGTAATCTACCTTGCTCTGACCATTGAATAACGTCAGAAGCAAAAGGCATTTCAGCACCTACCATTCTTAAAAAAGAAGATACAGAACGATTTCCGTATTTTTCAAATTCTTTTTCATAAACATCGGGAAGATATTGAGATGTAAACTCAATACTTGACCCTAAATAATTACTTGAAAGCGTTGCTTTCGAAGGAGCGGGGGTTAATGCACCACCAACTCCGGTCATAGTTACAGACATGTTTTAATAATTTTAAAAATTGTTAGTTTCGTTTTTTAATTTTAAACTCAAACTTGTCCTCTGATTCTACTATTCTAAACTTAGTTCCTCCTGTATCCGTTACCGTGTTTTCACGAACTCCCATGTCGATATTTTTAGTTTCCTTGATAATATCTCCAGTAGCATCTGACTTCCCTTGCTCATAAAAATGTTTTGCTATAGCATCAGGATTCATAGCCGTGTACAAAGAACGGTGATAAGTGGCAGGATCTTTTAAGAATCCTTTCTCATCAACATGTTGAGAAATAAAATTCTGAACATTGCTCTGATTAGACTTCACTTTATCTAAATCACTTGGTTTAAAAACTTTTTTTTCATCTCCAAGATTAAATTCAAAACCTTTGAATTCGTCTGAAAATAAAGAATTAGTTTTTTCAGTGAAATAAGAAGCCTGCTCTTTTCGAGCGATAGAATCTTTTTCATTTTGAGTTTTATATTCATTATAAAAGCTAAAAGCTTCTTTGTATGTCTCAGGAATATCAGCTTCACTAGACCCTAGCGGAGCTTTATATTTTTCCTTTAACTTTTCAAAGTGATTTCTAGCCTCATACAATGCTTCTTTGTGAGCAATTTTTTTTGCCCTAATATCCTTATCATCATCTATTTCTTGATCATAAGAAAATTGTTCATTTAAAATATGCTCAATGTCTTCCCTATCTAAATGTGGTTTTGTTTGCTCATAGTATTGACGTAATATATCTCCGTCTCCTACAGTAGCCCAGTCTTTTTGAAGTTCAGCAAAGTCACTAAAAGACCTTCCAGTTTCTTTACGAAACTCCATATACTTCTCCACATCTTCGGGAAGATTTTCTTTTTCTTTATCAGTATTTGAAAGAACGTTTTTAAGGTCATCAATAGAATTTAATTCTACCTCATACCTGTCTTTTAATCTACTTAAAAACCAGTTATCATCTTTTTCTGGTTCTTCGGTCAGTAACTTTTCTTGGTCTTCCTCTTCGACTTGCTCTTGCTCTTGACCTTTACTACTTTCTTCTTCTTGTTGTGGTAACTCATTTTCTTCCTTTACCTGTTCAGGGGTTTCTTGATTCAAAACCTCTTGTGAAACTTCTTCTTCTTTTTGTTCTACTTCTTGCTGTGGCTCTATTCTATTGCCATCATCATCCAAAGCATAAACTTCGATTTTATCCATTATATTTAAATTTAATTTATTACAAAATTACAAATATATTAAGCTTTACTAAAAGCCTAATAACCAGCACTTAACGAGTCTTGACCATCAAAATCTATCGGGTCTAAGTCTTGTTGTCTTTGCTGTATAAGTTTAGACTGTTGAGACGCTTGTTTTGCTGTTCTTTTGTCTTTTCTGTCTTCTTTGTACTTTTCTTTAGTTAGTTGTGTTTCAACTTGCATTCCTTGAATATTTGCATCCAAAGACTTTTGTTCTTGAATCAACCTAAGCTTCAAGGAAAACTCTTTATCCATTTCCAACATTTTTAAATCTGACTCCATTTTCATAAGCTCCATATCGGCTTGTTTTTTAGCCATTTCCCTTTGCTGCTTTGCCTGTTCAGCAGCCATTGCAGAGTCTTGATTTGCTTTTGCCTGTTGTTGAATATTGTCTTGTTGTCTTTTTTGGTCTTCCTTTTCCTTTGATTTTTTTCTAACCTTAAGAAGTTGAGAAGCTATTTTTACGTTTCTAACATTTCTAATATCAATAGCATCATCTATATCTATTTTTCCTTGAGATAAGGATGTATTTATGTGTTGCTCTAAAACAGCTCTTTCTTCTTCGTCTGGGTGTAATTCTATGTAAACGCCAAAATCATGAAGATGAAGCTCTTTTATTTCTTTTAGTATTTCCATACTATATCTGCCGATTGATTTAGCAAAATCCTCTTTAAATTCAGAAAACTCTAATACATCAGACATTCTATAAGTAACACCTTCAGCAACTCTTCTTGTTATGTTTATTCCTGATTTTAAAATGTGCCTTGTAGCTGTATTAGAATTTAATGCTGCTATTTTTTGTACACCAACTAAAGAATTTGAGTCTGGAGTAGATCCGTCTCTTGCCTCATTTAGGCCAGTTGCAGATCTAATCATCCCTAAATTGTAATTATACATATTTATTAAAGAAGATATTTTTGCGTTTGCACCAGAAGAAGTTAACTCTTGAATAGGCATCTTACCGTGGTTAAACTCTCCTTCCTCAGTAAATGACCTTCCTATTACAGATCCGGTTTGAAAATATAAATTCAAAGCCTCTTGTGGTGTATACATTGCTCCATTGCCTAGATTAATTGAACTTAATCCATCAATATCCATATATACGCCATCAGGAATCATTTTTGCCGTGACCTGTTGGAGTTTAAGATGTATCAGTTGTATCTGATCCGCAAATGGAATCATTCTTTTTACCAGAGAGTCCACTTGGCCCCTGTACATTTTTGGAGCACTTACAATATAAGGTGCTACCGCTTTGCTCATTGAGGACTTTGGGCGAACCATGTTCTTCATTAAGTCCCATTTTAGAATGTAATTTGTTCCTAGAACAAGTACACCTTCGTACCATACGTCAATTCTTTTAGAAAGTTTTTCAAATCTAGCTTTCTCTGTTTTTGGTGGGTTAAATTGATCGTCTTTTTTAAGTACCTTGTCTCCTCCTTGAGATGTTTTCTTCTTTTTATATACGATATTCTTGTCCGTTTTATAACAGAAATACAACAACGTTGCAGTGT